CGATGAATCAAAGGCGTCGTACTCTGCTCCTGTCTGTACCAATCTCTGCGCGGTCTCAACGTCAGGAATCTCGCGCAGGATGGGGTCAGCGATGGCCGCGCGCCGCGCCATACTGGTCAGCGTCTCCTTGAGCGGGTTCGCGGGATCGTTGAACCATTCCTTCACCGCATCCGGCGCCGCGTCGATCTTTTCGAGCAGTGTTGCTGGCGCGATTGATTCGCCCAGGTCAATCTCAACCTGATTTGTCGGTGGTTTCGCGGCCTCGGCGGCTGCTGCTTCTTTGGCTGCTTTCTGCTCAGGCGTTTCTGCTACTGCCGCTGCTTCACGAGCTGCTTTAGCTTCAGGCGTCTCTTCGACAACAGGAGCGGCTTCCGCTGGCTTTGCTTCCTCCGCAGGCTTGACAGGTTCCTCGGTTGGAACTTTCTCCATCGCCTCGGTAAAGAATTCAGGGCTGCCGACTACTGGCGCTGGTTTGGCTTCGACTGCTGCGGGTGCTGCTGCAGGGGCGGCTGCTGCTGGTGCTGCCGGTGCCGGTGCGGCTGCTGCGGGTGCTGCTGCGGGGGGAGCGATTGCTGTTTCTGCCATTGCGATTGTTCCTTTTCTTGACGTCTGGAAATAGAAAGGCGCGATCTCCTAGGAAGACCGCGCCTGTCGTCGTGCGCTTTGTTTGGGTGTATCTTGCTAAAACTTTCCGCAGGATGAGCAGCAACCCGCGTGGCTATCTGCCATTGGTGGGACGCCTGATTCCAGTTATCGCGGCCTCAAGCTATGGAATCGATGTTTGCGTCTGCTGGCTATCTCAGCCTATGCCCGCGACCGTTCTGGCCTTTCGCCTCTTCGGAGCTTCCCAGCAGCCCTCACGGGATTACTCTGCTATTCCACTCCGCATCTCTAGATCGACTTTTAGCGGACCGGACCAGATTACGCGCTGCGTTCCGCCGGCTAGTCGTCCAACCGGTACGTCTGCTTTTTGCGGAAACTTGGGTTAAGCTACTTCGTCTGCCGGTGGCTCCGGTTCGCGTGGAGCGGGAGGGGCGTTTTCGAGTTCCGCGATCACGTCCATCTCCTCTTCCGTCTCCGTCTCCGCTTCCGGCTCAGGCGCTAACTGCTCGCCCGCGGCGAGACGTTCTGACGCTGTCGGCTCGGGCTTCACTGGCTCCGGCTTCTTCTTGAGTGACTCGGCGTAAGCTTTCGCTGTGGCGGGATCGCAAACATGCTCCTGCCATAGATGACTGTTATCGCCGCCGAGTACTGCTCCTTCTTTTTGTGCTCCGTCAACCGGCTCCCATTGCCTGCCGCCTTGATGACTGGCAATGCGCTTTACAAGAGCGCCGCAGCCCTGGCAGGTGAACGGGAAGCCAACCGTCTGCGGATGTGCGGGGTGGCCGATAGGCACTGCTTTGTCTCGGCATGTCCGGCAATACGGTTGAGCGCTTACATCATCTTTCACCAGAAAATCACCGTCAATTGGGCAGGTTTTCCATCTTGGACCTACGTCACGAGGTAAATCCGCGCCTTGTACTGGAATTGGCTTGGGCGCCATAACGCCAGTCGTTGTAGGCCCGAGCGTGACGCCAGCCTTCGCGGCTTTGTGCCACTGAATGTGCTTCTCGTAGATCGGCCTGTGCTTCGGAATCACCTTGCCGTCATCGTCAAACTTCGCCGATTCAAACGGATGGTCATGTACTGGATGGTCTGGCGGCAGTTCCAGGTGCTCTTCGTCCTCAAACTTCCAGACATGTAGAGCGTAGGTCGGTAGATCGGGATTTGATTCCTGCCGCGATGGATGCCCCATGTGCGGAACATCAATCAGTTCTGTCGGCTCATCCGTCGGCGGCTTGTGGTAGGTGAGTGTTACCAGCGGCTCTTGGTCAACCAGTTCGTTGCTGGCATCCATGTGCTGACGGAAGCTTTTGACCAGCGCGTTGTGGCTGACTCCTTTGGAGTCGATGAAGATGATTACGTCGTTGGCTCTCACTGAATTATCTCCTTATCCCGCCTGTTGCGGGCCTGCTGGTAACTGTTTCTGCGCTCCCGGAGGAGGTGGCGGCTGTGTTGCGCCCTGTAATTGTCCTGAGGCTTTGGCCATCATCTGCTGCTTCTGGAACTGCATTTCCAAGCCAAGCTTAATGAACGCCACTAAGTTGCCATGGAATGAATCGTTGTCCATCCATTTGTCGGGATGTTCGCGCGCCCAATCCGGCAGAATCTTTCCAAGCGAATCCAGATCGTCCAGCCACATATCTGGCTGTACGCTCGGCACATCTACCTGCTGCATTGCCGGGCTGCCGTCTGGGTTTATCTTGCCCGGTACCGGCACATTCTCTTGTGTTGGCTCGCCCTTCAATAGCAGATCAATCAAGATCAGTGCGCGGCCTTCAGACAGTGATCCAGGAGCAATCAATCCCTTGACACCAAAGCTCGACACGCAGGCATCAACGTTCTTCGGCTCAGAGAAGAGCATCTCTGCAATGGCTTTGTTGGTGTTGTTGAGAATCTTCTCCCAGAAAGCCTGTATCTGCTCAACCGTCATCGGGAAGCCCTGGTCTTCCTCGGGCTCGACGTGAATTGAGCCTTTCATCTGGTCCGGATGAACGTACTGGTTTCTAAATTCTCCAGTCTTGTCCGTGACGGTGTTCCACCATTTGTCCGTCATGTTCCGGGCCGCGCAGCTTACACCCTGCTCGGCGGCTTCGGCATCCTGCTCCCTGATCTGGTTCCAGTGCAGGTTCAGTTTGCCTTTAGCCTGCGCTAATTGCTGTTGCTGCCCACTGGCCGTCTGAACGTTTTCTCCCGGATCGCTGCCAACAATCTGTGGCATCACGCCGGTAAGCAACTGCATCTGGCTTGGCAGGCTGCCCATGTATTCGAGCAGTTGTGGCTCGATCTCAAAGACAAACTGGTGAACCAGATCAGCTAAAGCCTTCTGTGGTCCTGTCTTTCTGAGCGCCACCGGATTAAATACTCCCGGCAACAATCCTTTCCGGTTTAGCTGCTTGGTGTCGATGTACTCAGCGTTAACAATCACCAGGCCCGCAGCCATGCGCTCAAAGAAGTCATCAACCATGTACGTCAGGTTGTTGAACCTCTTTTGTACCGGGATCGCCGCTTTGCCGGCAGCAATTCCCGTCTGGCCAACTTCGTCGCACGTTGATGCGCGTGTCCAGCAATCTGAAATCGCCTGGTTGACCGGAGGCATCAGTACCAGGTCCCCGACGTGAGCAATGAAGCAGCCCTCTGGGTATTTCGCCTTTAAGCGCTCGGCTGCTTTCCGATCATCCAGATAGCTGAATGCCCACGGCTGAACCCAATCCCGCGAATACGTTGGATCCTGCAGGAGCGTTGCCATCGCGAACCCTGGCGACGTCTTGGTTGCTGCAATCTGCCGTGCTTGCCGCTGCTGCTGGTCTTCGGCGCCCTCGGCTCCCATGCCGTCTCTGAGCTGCTCGTACAGGTCCGGGAAGACATCACGGAGCCAACCCAAAGATACTTCCATCTGTAAGCCAATAATGGGCGACTCGTCCCGGCTCATCGCCTTGGGCTTAGAGATAATATGAAGCGGTCCGAAAATGCTTTTGACCACCATCCCATTCGGGATGTCGGTCTGCTCTTCGGCCACCGGGACTTCATCGGTGTAGCCCGGATAAACGTTTTGCGGCTCAAGCGGCTGTCCGCACTTCGGACATACCGGCTGCTCTTGCCCCTGGACCGCCTGAATCGGCGTTGCCGTGCCGCAGTTCATACAAACAAAGCGGTCTGGCACGACCTGCTGCTTCTTGATGGTCAGGACCGTCTGTTTTCTGGTCTTGAACCTGGTCGCGTCTACGACGAAGCGGTTGTATTCCCAGTAATGTCCCGCCGTCCAGAAGTGGAACAACTTCGCCAGATGAAGCTTTCTCGCCTTGTTTTTCTTGGCGATGATCTCCATGACCGTCGTCGCGGCCTTGGCTGTCTCGCGGTCTTCCGTTTCGTCAGCGTTCTCTGGCGACGTAGTGTTACGCGGAATGTCCGCCGATAGTACCGCCTGGTAGCCGAAGAACAACATCTGGTAAAAGTTAGTCGGCAAATCGGAGAGCGTCAGGTCTTCATCTTCTTTTCCGTCCGCATCTCCACTGAGGTAGTCAGTGAAGGCCTGGAAGGAACTGAACATGTCCGTCGTGCCGGCCCAGAAATCGAAGAAGTGATTGCCTTTTAAAAACTCAATCGCTTCCAGTGTCTCGGCGATGATGGCCCGGTACTCGGTAGCCCACTGCTCTTTCTGGACTTTAATCATGTCCAGCAGGAGCTTGATATCCGCCTGGTCCTGCTCTGAGTTATCGTCGTTCGTCGTTGTCGCCGGCGCGTCCCGAGTTGGCTCCTCACTCGGTTGCTGCTGTGGCGGGTTAACCTCCGTTATGAGTTGGTCGGCCATTGGCTACCTTTTGCGCTATGTCGCTGAAGAGAGTGCTCGCCTGAGTTGCCGCCAAATCTGCCGTTGCCGGATCCATTGCCGGCCTGATCTTTGCGAGCGATGGCCGCCGTTGCCGTTCTACCCTGCGGAGTGCTGGCCCCAGATGCTCTGGGCGGGTTCGCGCCAACCGCTTCAATTGAAGCTTCATTTGCTGCACCGCTTCTTTGTAGCGGCTCTCTGGCGTCTCCGGCTCCTGTTCGATCAACTGATCTTCCGCTTCGCCGCCGCTTTGAAAGTCCGCGCCCATGCGCTGGTAGTAGAGGTTATGCAGCAGGACGCGCTCTTTGTCGCATTTATCGAAACGCTCGTCTGCCTTGCGCAGCTCGTTCCGGTGGTAGCGAGTGAGTAGCGCCAGTCCAAGAATGATGAGAAGCCACTGGTCGAGGGTCACTGTTTGTTCTTCTTTTTGCGCACCGCTTCCAACATCCTCATGCCGGGGTCGAGGCTCTTTCTGTACTCACAGGTGCCGCACTGGAATTGCGTGGTCTGCTTATTCTCTCGCTCGAATTCATTGCAGCAGCCGCGATACTTGCTTATTCCGCCGTCCACCTTGACCTTGTGGCAGTCGTCGTCTTTGACGGCTCCGACCAGCTCCATGTAGCCAGCTTTGTCGGCGGGTATCCTGGTGTCTTCGGCTCCGGACATCAGGCTATTGCTCGCTCTCCAACGCGATGCCACGTTTCTGGTTTAGCGCTTACTATGCGCGCCTTTTCGACCACTCGCCTCAGTTCGTCGGCTATTTCTGTTTCGCTCCATTTCAATTTCACAGGTGTGGCGTAATACATTTGGGCATCGCCATCAAAGAAGGGACACACCACAAATAGAGATTCACCGTTAAACAGAAACCGTCCGAACCTGTCCTTATAAACACTGAAGCCCTCAGGGAGAACTAGCGCCGCACGGTCCAGCCTGAGGTCAAACTCGTAAACCTTTTTCTGAAAATCACTCAATTTAAAAGTCATTTACCACGCGATCCCGAACACCGCGAACCCAGACTGTGCGCCCATATTGTTCGTCAGTGTCACTGAAGTAACGGAGGTGATGCTGGTCGTGGCTCCGGAAACCCACGCGCCATTACACAAGTCAAAGGCCGCCTGGGTTCCTATCGCGCCGGTCCCGGTGACCGAATGAACCATTACGGTCTTCTCGGTCTTCTCGCTTGAATTGTTGATGACGACTTCAAAGTTCCGCGTCAGTGTGGAATCGGCCGGCGCAAGCTTTATGACGTTGGTCGTCGCTGCAGTCGCGCCCGCCGCAAATGTGACTCCGCCTGCCGCCATCGTGTTGCATTCATAGCGGTAGTTGTTGCCGGTGTCGCCGTTGAATCTGTAGCCAGCCGTGTCGCCGCCGCCACCGTAGCCAGAGACGTAGTCGTAGATAATCAGCTTGCGCCATTGCAGTCCTGACGGTGGAGGCGGGAAGTTACACGGCCCGATGGTGTTCCCGGCCACAGCAATTGACGCTTTACAGAGAAACTGGAACGCCGGCGCCTGAATCTTTCCGCCAGTACGCTGGGCATCGACCGCCAGCTCTGGACACACAGCCAATATGAACAGCGATATAAGCGCAAGCGCGCAGAGTCTCCGCAGTTGTTTCACTTAGTCTGTCTCCCTGAAGCGGATGTTGGTCGCGGCAGCCGTCGCCGAAGTCGCCTTAAACAAAGTCGTTGCGGCTGGAGCGCCGGTGAATCCCTGAGCTGGTGCGCCCTGGATTGGCCCTGCACCGCGCCCCTGCGCTGTTGGGTTTTCAAGAATTAGTGGCTCAGTTGCCGGCCCGACCTGGTAGGTTCCGACAAAGGCGTCGTCTGGCACCTGGTAGATCAATCCTTGTGGCGTCGTGGCTTCGTCTTCGATGATCTCCACGCGCCGCGTCCAGCGGGTTGCCAGCACCGACACCTGCGCGCCGCCTGCAGCATTCAAAGCAATCAGCCTCAGGTTTGGCATTAGTGGCCTCCAGCAAGAAAGGCTTCGAGATCCACCGCAGAGATACAGTGAACTTCGGCATTTCGCTTGGTAGGTTCGGCATGGTTGGCCGGCCAGAGACGGTGTGCGCAACAAATCACAGTCTTCACCCCAGACCAGCTACCAACTCCAGTCATCAACTGATTGAAGCGGGCTACACCCAAAGCCGCCGTCAAATCGTCTGAGTCGTACAGCTCAAGCAATATCCCGCTTGCGCCCTGGCCGCCCTGTTGTACTGGTTGGATCGTCAGAGCGCCAGAACGCGGGAACTTCGATTTGAACTGCTGCAGGCGTTGCTTGCCGTGTTCCGGTGAACTGAGTGGCGTTGTGCTCATTTCTTTTTCCTCTTCACAGCCTCAAGCAACCTGTGGCCCGGTTCCTGGTACTCGGTCTTTCCTGCTGCTGCCTTCTCGCGTTCGCTCAACATGATGGCCAGAGCTTGTGATTTTTTCTTGACCACTGGCCCGTCAGGACTGCCCGAGTGAAGCTTGCCCGCCGAGAATTTCGGCATCACCTCGCTAGCGGGCATTTGTTTAGCGGCGCCCCTTGTACTTCTCAATCTGCTTCGCAAATCGCGGAGGAGACGAAGTGGGAGAGCCTGGCGCTTTGGTCGGCAGAGACGGATTGCTTT